GGCGGTGGGGGCTAGCGCCCTCCCGGTTCCGCATCCCCCATCGGTCCCACGGCGGCGGGCGCTCTGCCGGGTGTCGGGTGCTGGATGCTTGAATCTGGGACGCGGGAGGGCGTCTAGTCTGCCGTCTGCTACTCGTCTTCGTCCGACCAGCCCTCGGGCGGGCTCGGGAGAGGGATCGCCCCGTGCCGGTAGGCGTGGTCGATCAGAGATCGAATGTAGAGCCACGAGAGCCGGTCGCGACGTTCGAGCCGACCGATGCGGCGGCGCATACTGACAATGGCCGGGAACACTACGGCCGTGAGCCCTGTCGTGATCGTCGCGAGTATCGCGATCGCGAGCGCTTCGCTCATTTCGTCGTGTTCGACGCCGCGACGAACCCGAGGGCCGTCCCGACCTTCAACAGGATGGACGAGGCGAGGCTGACGTACGCGACGAACGTCGGCACGACATCGTCGAGCAGTACGCCCGCCGTCACGATGTCAGGGCCGAACGACACGAGCAGCGCCGCCCCGGCGTAGACGAGGTAGGCGCGCTTGCGTGCGAGGTCGTTCCCGGCGAACAGACCCGAGAGTGCGCCCTGCTGACCCGAGTCGCTCGCGAGCATCACGGCGGCGTCGGCCTCGATCTCGGGGAGCGTCGCGCGAGCTCGTTCGATCGCTGCGGCCAGCTCCCGGGCGGCGACCTCGGCGGCCTCGTCGGCCTCGACGACCTTCGCGGCCGCCTCACCATGCACGGCCTCGATCTCGGACGTGACGGCCTCGGGGGCGACCTCGGCGGCCACCTGCACGGCGGCCAGCGCTTCGGCGGCGACCGTCTCGGCCTGCTCGGCCGCTAGCCGCTGCGCCTCAGCGACACGGGCGTCCTCGGCCGCCAGGACGGCGACCACGTCGGCGACGGCGAACGTACAGCCTGCGAAGTAGCGGTCGGAGCCGTCCCACCACGACGCCCCCGGGCCGGACTTCGCTAGCTGCGACGGGCCGTACTTCGACCCGGCGAGGGCCGCCGTCCAGGCACGAACCTGGGCGAGGCTGACGCCCTTCGCCGTGGCGACGCCCCAGATCGTCTCGCCGACGTGGATCGTGTACACGAGCCCGTCGTCGGCGTAGTTACCCTTGTACAGGGTGCTGACGCCGTCCCAGGTGCCCGGCTGCGTGACGGGCTTCGTGTTCGAACCCCACGTCTTCCCGAGGTAGTCGAGGAGGTTCACCAGGCGGCCGTTGTCGGTCAGTTGCTCATGGTAGTGGGGGCCGGTCGAGCGGCCGGTCGTGGGGCGCCCCATGTCGGCGAGTACGGGCGTCCCGGCCGTGATGTGCTCGCCCTTGCGGCGACCGGCGTCCGAGTTCGCGTTGCCGTGGCCGACCGTGAAGACGAACCGGCCGTCGTGGCTGACCATCTGGAAGTAGTTCCCGAGCCCGCCGCCCGCGTTCCCTTCGTCGATCCCGCGCGTCACGATGCCGTCGAACGGCGCGAGGCACGGCCCGGGCGTGATGATGTCGACGCCCGAGTGAGGGGTCGTGTGTGCGTCGTCGATCGCACCGAACGCGCTCGTGATGCGCAGGTTGCCGTTCCAGGTCTTCGCGGCGAACTTAGTCGTCATGGTGGGAGCATACCTCACTGGGGGAACCGTTGACCGTGGGACGGCCACAACTGGCGGTAGACGACGGTCAACTGCCGGACGACGTAGTCGTTTACGGTTGTGATGCGCGCGGGGAGCTTCGTCTTACCGTCTCGGACTGTGAGGGCTCCCAGGTAGCGCCCTTGGTTGATGTTGTAGTCGGTCACGAGTTCGCGGGCGATCTGAGGCGGCCGCCCGCGAACGGTGAGAGTTCCGAGGTGGGCCACGGTCACGCCTCGACGAGAACGGCGATCGAGCAGGGCTGAACCGACCCCGGGTCCATCGGCATGGTGAGGACGTACGTGCCGCCGTCGATGGTGACGGTGTCGCCGATCGAACCGCCCCACACCATGTAGATGTCGAACGCTTCGCCCATGTAGTACCCACCTCGGAATGAGGTGTCCTGGAACGATGAGCTGCCCGTGATCGAGTCGACGTAGACGGCGGGTCGCCAGGCGTACGCGACTTCGTATTCGTCGGCGAGTGCGGGGAGCTTCGACCCGAACGAGCGCGAGTAGTCGATCTTCGTTGCTCGGTAGTTGCCCGAGCTCACGGCCCCGGCCGGACCGATGAGTCCGTCCGAGATCGCGAACGAAGTGGTATCCCAGGCGACGATGGGGGTCGGCCGGAACGAGGTGTCGGCCGCGTAGATGGGGTCCAGGTCCAGGGTCGAGTAGACACCGGACTGTGCGTTCGCCGCGACGGTCGTGAACACGGCGACGTGATCGAGGGTGATCGAGGCCCAATACGCGAACGCCGACGAGGGGGTGAGCGTGTGGAATCCACGAGTCTGGATCGTGGTGTTCGACGCCGAGTTCGCCCCGTAGGCATTGAACACAGGAGCCGAGGTTCCGGGCGTGTAGGTGCTGGCGTTGATCGTACCCGGCGCGAAGGCACCGGTACTGTCGGACGCGTTACCCTGCCCGATCGACTCGACCTGGCGTCCGGCCGCGATATGCGACAGAACCTTCGTCGTGGGGTTGTAGTCCGATCCGGCCCACAGGTCGACGTAGCGTTCGGAGCCCACGGTCGTCCACGTCATGACGACGAACCAGTCGTAGCCACACAGGTTGTCGGCGGCGTTCGACTTGTAGACCCGGTTTCGGTAGTTCCCGGACGGGGTGAGCGTCTCGATCGTCTCCCACCCGGCGTCCACGAATAGGGCGTCGAGCGCGGTCGCGAGTGCGTTCGCGGCATCCGCCGACGTGATGGTGTCTTGTGCGTAGCTCATGGGCGAAACCCTACTCTCGGAACGTGCGGTAGTCGAAGTGGATGTGAGGTGCGGCGGGGTCATTCACGTCCATGTTGCGGACGGATAGCCAGACACCTTCCCCGATGTCCGAGAACATGATACCCGGCGTGAGGGTCTTCGTGAGTTCCGAGGGGATGCTGACGAAGTCGAGGTAGCAGCCGTGGTCGTCGGAGATCATGAGCGGCGTGGACGGCGTTCGATCCTGGTCGGCGATCATGTACGCCTCGGACGCGTAGACGCGTACCCAACACGGGGCGTCGGTCGTGAGGACGTACGCACCGACCATCTGAGGGAAGGGGATCATCTGCCCCTGGTAGGTGTCGCCGGGGTCGTCGAACGGTTCGAGGGTCGGTGTCGTGAGGTCGTACGAGCCGAGTTCCGCGATTCCGGCAGGACCGCGAAGCGACCCGAGATATTCGACGGTGACGTGGGTCGGGTCGGCGACGGCCGTGATGCGCCCGTAACGGTCCCATTCGGCGGTCGAGACGACGAGGTCGTTGATCTGCGGGTCGCGGTCGAGGGATGCGGTCAGGACGACCTCGGTCGGGGTGAGTTCGTCGATCTCGTCGGCGGTCGACCACCATCCGTACCCGGGCAGACCGAGGAGCGACCCGATCCATTCGACCTCGGCGTGGGTTGGGTCGACGACGGCGACGACCCGCCCGTAGTTGACTTCGCGCGTGGTATCGCTCACGAGGTCGCCGATGAGGAGCGGCCGGAACTCGTCGGCCGGGGCGATCTCCACGATCGTGGTCGTCTCGGGGATGATCGGTGTGTCGGTCTTCCACCACGAGTGTCCGTTGACGGCGTGCTGCGTGATGTACTCGGCCGCCGCGTCGAGCCACGCCTGCAACCAGGCGAGGAACGCGGCCAGCCACGGGAAGAACACGCGCCGCCACCACATGCGCCACCAGTCGAGGATGCGGTCGCGGTTCTCCCCATCGGCGGGAGCCCACGGGGAGCCGAAGCCGACTTCGGGAGGCGGTTCGGGGACGTTGAGCGACGGGGGCTCGGGCGGCTGGGGCGGAATGAACGGCGGCATGGGCGGGATACTACCAGGCGTACCCGTCGAGCGGGCGGACCCCGCCCCACGGGTAGGCGTACTGGTTCGCCGGGCGCATCCCTTCGCCCTGGTCGAACACGGACAAGAACAGGGAGTCGAGGCTGTCCAGAACTTCGGCGTCCACGTTCAGGTATGCCTGACGTTGCTTGTCGAGTAGGTCCATGACCGAAGTCGACCGGCCGGTACGGCGTACGATCCCATTGTCGGCGGTTCGGCGATCGGTCGCGGCGCTCGCGTAGTCCGTGTCGCCGCCGATGATCGACTGAGGGAAGTCCGATCCGATATCGAGTCCGTGACTGGTCGCTTCGGTCGTGTCCGTCTCGTCGCGGTCGTCGAGCGGGAGAGCGACGGCGGTCGATCGGTAGCGCTGATTCGGGATCGTCATGTTCAGGTTCGCCCAGCGCCGGAACGCGAGCATCCATTCGCCGGGTGTGTCGTAGCCGAGGCGACGCGTCCGATACCGGTCGAGAATGTGCGACAGGATCACGGGTCGGTACGCGTCGTCGAAGATCGGCAGGGTCGACAGGTAGAGGTCGGCCCCGAACTCGGGTTCCTCGGGAACCTCACGCGCCCAGTTGAGCTCGGCCCGCGCCATGGGAGGGACGACGATCGTCCCTTCGGGAATGGTGATCGTCAGTTTCTGCTGTTGGACAACGTCGATCGTGAACCCCTGGTGTCTCAGGGCCGTTTCCAGGGTGATAGGGGTCGCCGTCATGCCCGCGATCCTACCTTGTCCGCCGCCCGTTCCAATGTGAAGCCCACCTTCACGGCAGAGTGGCGAGCGGGGAACGACCGCCCGACCGCTTCGAATCGACCCTTCAACACGTCACAGGGCCGATCAGTAGGACACGCCCGAGTTAGGCGAGTTCGCCGGATTCGTCCCGACCTCGGCGACCGAAGTCCACACGGTAACCCCCCGCTCGAACGCCGCCGCGATCGCCTGCCGTGCTTCCTGCGGCATGTCCCCGAGAACCGTCGTGTCGGCGGTCTGCCAATAGGAACGCTTCGTCATGGGGTCCAGCCGAGGCGGCACCATGGCACGGTTGACCGTGTACCCGTACCGGTCGAACTCGGCGACCGTCTTCGCAAGATCACCCGCCGTCAGCCCGAGCACAGACACGAGCGGCCCCCGACCGGTCGCGAGCAGTCGCGGCGACTGGATGCTCGTCGCGTCGGCGGTCGGCGCGACACCCTCGGCGTTCCGCGCGACGGCTCGAAGGGCGCGCGACTTCGAGATCGCGTCGAGGTTCGCGAGAACCGTCTCTATCTCGACCTGAGCGGTCGCCTGATTCACGGTCAGGTCGAACGCGTGCCCGCCGTGCGCCGCCGCAATCGAGAACGCAAGCGGACCCTTCGGGACGCTCGTACCGAGCAGGGAGCCCGCCGCCATGGCATCCCGAGCGACCCCCTGGACCGTCATGGGCGTACCCATGAACGTCCGCGCCTGGGGTGTGTTCAGGTGCCGAGGATCGGACCGGTTCGCCGGGGCCGTGATGCTCGGTCGTCCCGCCGCGACGTGACGCCCGGCCATTAGCCGAACGCCCGATCGAGCGCGTACTGAATTCCGAGGACGAGCGCGATCGCGAGCGTGAGCACGATCGCCCGCGATCCGAGCACGACCCCGATCCACACCATGAGAGCCCGCATTAGATCGCCTCCGCTACTGCATACTGTGCCGCCGTGAACGCCGACGACTGAGTGTAAGACGTGTCGGCGATAGCGCGTTGCATTGCCAAGATCAGGTCGTAGACCGACTGGGACCGCTCAGCTGACAGGCCCGCCGCCTGAGCGGCGAGGACCGCGTCGCGGCCGACCGCGTAGTGGGCGAGGTTCGCGCCGACCGGGACGCTAATCGGCGTCGCACGATCGGTCGAACCGCCCGCGCCGACGATCCATGCCGCCACGTCGGCGTCAGGGTAAAACACACCCTCGAACCGCACTTTGAGCGCCCCGAGGCCGACGACCTCTTGCGGGTCGAACTCGGACACGCCACCGAGCCGGTCGGCGATCTGCACGGCCGAGAACGGACCGGTACGGAGTTTCGTCCATGCCGCGTACTCGGGTGGGAGCGCCGACGACCAGTTCGCCGCGACCGTGACCTCGGCCCCGATCTCGGTCGAGATCGACGCGTGATACGTCGGCGCGCCGTCGAACTCGGGGACCGAGTCGCGCGGCGACAGGTCGACCGTATCGACCGACCCCGTCGAACCTCCGGGGAGCAGGACGACGCGCTGAATGCCGTCAGCGATCCAGGGCGCATGGGCGAGCTTCGACAGGTGCGAGATCGCCGCCTGAACGGACGGGTACACGAATGCGCCGCCCTCTGCGATCACCCCGTCGACCAGGCTCGGGGTCGCGCCGGTCGCGTACGGCCGGAACATCGGCGGCGCGCTCGTCGGCCCTTCGTCGCCGACCACAAGGTCGTCGGGATTGAACTCGGCCATGAAATCGTTCGGGTCGATGTAGTCGTCGACCGCGTACGACCAGATCGCGAAGTGAAGGTGATTGCCGGTCGAGTCGCCCGTCGACCCGATGCCGCCGAGCACGGTACCGGCCGCGACCTGTTGCCCGACCGTGACCACGGGCGGGGCGTACATGTGGGCGTACCCGGACCAGTACCCGTTCGGGTGCTGGACGATCACCCGGTACCCCCATGACGCGGTTGACCCGGCCGCGATCACGACGCCGGGGCCGATCGACTTGATCGGAGTCCCCGTGATGTTCGCGATCCCATAGCCCATGTCTTTCCCCGTGTGGGCCGGACGCGCCGACGTGCGGAACTCGTCTTCGGGGTGTCCGTTGTTGACGTTCCACGTCGAGGGCGGGAAGGGCCAGAAATACGCTTCGACCGGTACGGGTTCCTCGCTCGCGTACGGGTAGTAGAACAGGTCGTCGTAGGACGACGAGCCGACCGAGTAGGGGAACCCGACCGGCGAACCGATCGGCTGAGGCGCTTCGATCGTGCCGACCGTCGAGGTCTGACTGATCGGGTTCTGCATCGTGTCGGCGATATCGTCGTCGACCTGCACGAACGGTTCAGCGCGAAGATCGGTCGTCGAGATCACGAGTACGCGAGGCGTCCCGAGCGGGTCGGGGGTGTGCGACGCATACCCGATCAGGTCGCCGACCGAGAACGGCTCGGGTTCGAGGCAGTAGCCGATGTTCCCACTCGCCGATGCGGCGACCGCGACGTGACCTCGGAGGACCGTCGAATAGCCGATCGTCGGCTCGTACGTCGTCCAGTGGTCCGGTGTGACCCGGTACAGAGTGTCGGTCAGGTTCAGGTATTCGGCGTCGAGGAATCCATACCACGAACGCCCGTCGATCGTCATGCGGGCGTAGTTGTATCGGGACGCCGCCGCGATCCCCAGTTGAATCTGCAAGTCCGACCACGGCGACCAACGCTCGACGGTCGTCGAGTGAGCTCGACCGGCCGACACTTCGGCCGTGATGTACGCATCGACGGCCGCCGTGTTCACGGCGACGTTCGAGTAGTCCCGGTCGAGCGGGCACGAGACGAGCACGACCGCGACCGGCGACACGGCCGGGGTGGCGCCCACGTCGGGACGCTGACCCGGCAGGCGTGCGCCGCCGACACCCTCGAAGTCGGGAATGTCCTCGATCCGGGCTACCATTGGTCGATCACCTGCACGATGTCAGCGCCGTCGAAGTAGCGTCGGTTGATCTGTTGCGCGGCGAGTTTCCGAGGTTGCAGGGTGCGACGCCGAACGGCCTCGACCGCACCCCGGATCGCCTGAACCTCGTCGTCGGTCAGCCGTTCCTCTTTCTCTTGCGCTCCCGCCTGCACGCCGAGCGCCGTTAGAGCTTCGTTCCACAGGCGCATGGCGACGACGTGCGACCGCTCGACATTGTCCGGGTGTACGCCGAGGTCGACGGCTTTCACGTTATCCAACAGACCCTTGTCGGACGTGTACGCGGTCAGCCCCGACAACATGGTGTCGACGGCGGTCTGATTCGAGAGCAGTTTGTCCTGGTCCGTGAACACGACCACGCCGCGAGTCGTGGCGGCCATGTTCGTATCAACGACGAGCGACGACCGGGCGAGCCGGTTCGCGAACATGGCGATCGTCTGCCCGTCGTAGTCCATGCGAAGGGCGTCACCCCAGATCGGGACGCCCGCCCATTCCTCGATCGGCTTCGTCGTGTTGAACGTGATCCCGCCGACGCCCTTCGGGCCGTACGTCGTGTAGGACGCCGGGTTGAACAGGTCGTCAAGGTCGGTCGCGCCGTACGTGCATTTCGTCACGGCGAACCGTCCGCGCTTCGCCTCCGTCTCACCGTCGCCGAGCGGTTCCCGATTGCGAACGTGAGTGAACGCGGCGAGCCCGCCCTGTAGCACTAGGGTGAACTCTAAGCGCATCGGGTCTATCGTGTCGGGCAGGCCGACCCATCGGTAGCGGGTCGCGGCAACTCCCGCGAGGCGACTGTAGTAGTGGTTGTAGAGGCGTTGCGCGTCCCCGTTCAGCCACGGCGACGCCTCGGGCTTGCGCTGTTGCTGAGGGTAGCGTCCAGTCATGGGCGCGAGTCTAGCCGATGGGATCGCCGACCCTCCCAAAATTGGGGTAGTTGCGTCCGTGCTGATCTGTGGCATTATCGACCGCACGGCCGCCCCGGCCGGAATCAAGAATCAACACGAGAATCGAGAATCAAAATGGGTCACTTCACGGACGCAATCCGCCTCCCCTCGGCCAAGTTCCCCACGATCGGGACCGTCGTCGAGGGCGTCGTCTCGGAGATCGGGACGAGCCTCGTCCCCGACTTCGACGACAAGGGCCGCCCGAACGGCGTCAAGCACGACGACGACGGCAACCCGCGCGAGCAGGTCGACGTCACGCTCGACCAGGCGGACGGGACCAAGATCGTCCTCCACACGGACGGCGCGATCTTCTACGCGATCGGCCGCGCACTCGCGGTCATCGGGGCCGACGACCTCGACGTGGGCGACACGCTCGCCGTCACGTACACGAGCGACGGCGAGCCGACGGCCAAGAACCGCAACGCGCCGAAGCAGTACAGCGCGGTCGTCACGAAGGGCTAACCCCGTGCCGCCGACACAGGCGGCGAAGCCCACGAGCCCGGCGACAATCCCCCTGTCGCCGGGCTCGCCCCTTCCCGCCGCCGAGTACCCTCAACGTATGGCGACGTTCGAGTGGTACGACTACCGGGCGATCAAGTCGCGTAACGCGCTGATCTCAATCGTCGGCGGACCGCCCTCGATCGGGAAGACGTTCGGCGCGAAAGCCGACGCCGTCGAAGCAGCGATCAGAACTGGCCGACAAGTCATGTGGGTTCGTCGTACCGTGATCGAGCTCACTCACGCGAAGTCGGGATTCTTCGACTCGATCGCCGAGCGACACCCCGGATTCGAGTTCCGCGTCGAAGGGAACACGGGGCAGGTTCGCATGGACGGCGGATCATGGCGGACGATCGTCAGGTTCGCCGCCCTCTCGACCTCGTACCAAATGAAAGGGACCGAGTTCCCCGAGGTCGACACGATCATCTACGACGAATGCTTCGCCGCGCCCGGCTACCGGTATCTGACCGATGAGGTCGAACGGTTGCGTCGACTGTGGATCACGGTCAACCGATCTCGGGTCGGTCGTGACGGTCGAGCGAAAACCCGCGTATACCTGCTCGGGAACCCGATCGCCCTCGATAACCCCTACTTCCTCGAATGGCGTTTCGACGGCTCCCGCGAGTGGCAAAAGGGATACGGCACAAACGGCGACGTGATCTTGCATCTAGTCGACGCCGCGAAGTACGAACGCCGCGTCGGCGAAACCGTCTACGGGAAAGCCCTCGGCACAGCCCAGGCCGACTACGCGGGCGGCGACTACTTCGTACCTGACGGTGGGTACGTCGTCGACGAGCGACCCGGCGACTCAAAGCCGTTCGCGACCCTCGTCACCCTCGACGGCGTCTTCGGTCTGTGGGAAGCCGCCGACTGGCGAACGATGTACGTCACGGTCGGCCCGCTCGCCGACGAGTCAGCCCCGGTCGTCGCGTTCGAGCCCCTGGCCGTCCGCCCTGGCGTCGTACTCGCCGACGCTCAACACTACGTACGCAAGTCCGCCCGCCGCCATTACCGACGCGGGTCCATGTTCTTAGTCGGGCAAGGTGCAATGCTCGCCCGGAAAGCGCTCGCGAGGTAACTCATGGCGAAGCCCACAGACCCGGATCGGCTCGCCGCGCTTCGCGCCCGGCAAGCCCGCAACTCGGCGAACTACCGTGCCCGTCAGCGCGCCCTGAAAGCCGGTCTGCCGATCCCCGCCGAGATCGCCCCGAAGCGTGCCGCGAACTACCGGCCGCCGCGCGTGTCCGGCATCGTCGAGAACGCTCAGGCGAAAGCCCGCCTCTTGCGGGAACGGCGCGCCGAAGTGATCTCGTCTCTGCCTGACGTTCGGAACCCCCGCGTTCGACTTCGCGCCGGGGAAGTCACGGAACGCGCCGCCCCGCTTCGCACGACCCGCAAGGGTCAGCAGACCCAAGCGCGACGGATCAGAGAGCGCGCCGAGGCGGAACGGTTGCAGTCGATCGGTCGAGCTCGACGAGAACAGTTGGTCGGCGAACTCACGAACGGGATGCAGTCGGAACGGTTGCAGTCTGCCATGACCCGAGATCAACAGGCCGACTTCCAGCGCTACTCGGCGACGATCGCGGCGGGCTCTCAGCAGTCGATCGCGATCCTGTTCGAGTACGCGGGCGGGCAGAACCAATACAGCGCCGCGCTAGAACGAATCCTGGCGAGCCCCGAGTCGCGAGACGTTGAGGAAGGTCTAGCCATGCTCGCGAGTCTCGCCGAGCAGGCACGGCAAGCGGCGGCCCTCTACGCGCCGAGCCGGATCGGCCGCCTGAACGTGTGACCCCGAAACAGGGGGTACTGATCTGTCGGCGGTTCGCCCTAGAATCGTCTCAGCCGCACATTCAACAGAGCGGCCCCAGATTGGAGAATCAGAAATGCCTATCAACGTCCCCATGGCGAACGCGACCGAGCGTGAGGCTCAGATCGCCGCCCTTCGTTTCGTGGTCGACTCGGCCGAGACGGTCGACTCGTACTGCACGGACTTTCTGAACGTCGGTGTGACGTTCGGGCTCGTCGACCTTGACGCCCTCGAAATCCAGCGCGTCGACACGATCTCGCGTGCTCTCCGTGAACTCGACGCGATCGCGTCCAGCACGACCGAGCACCTCCTGATCGACGCCGCCTCTATGGCGCTCGCGACCGAGACGTCCGACCGGGCTCGCGCTCTCGCCGCTGCGATCCGCGAAGCCCTCGCGGTCATGTGCGGGAGCGACCAGTGACCGGCCGCCACGCCGCCGTCGTGTACGACCTCGACGAGCAGGCACACGCGACGGCGAAGACGACGCCGCTCCCTCGACGGTTCTCGATCCGCCACACGTTCCCGAACGGGGAGACGATCGGCGACGGACTCGTGCGGACGGGAACGCGGTCGGACACTATCGCCGAGTACGACCGCGAAACGGCCGACGACCTCGCACGCCGGATGCGCGCCCACGCGCCGACTCACACGTTCGAGCTCGTCGAAAACTGCCCCCTTCACGGCCCGACCTGTGAGGCGTGGTCGTGACCGGCATGTACTCGGCGAACATCGACCACACCCCGCACGACGGGCGACACGTCCAGGGGTGCCGAAAGTGCGACCTCAATCGCGAGTTCGCCCGACTGCTCGACGGCCCGCCCACCACAGCCGGGCTCGTCCAGCATCGGCGCCGTAGCCCTCGACTGATCGAGCGGATGCGAGCCCTGCTCGGGGGTCGGTCGTGACTGCCGTCGAGCACGACGGGTCGCACATGGACGACTGCCCGGCGTGCGCACGTATCCGCTCGCGCCGGGCGGTCATTATGACCCGAGCCCTGCACAACCCGCACGGGGCGTCGCCGTATGAGTACACGCGCGGCATGTCGAAAGAGGACGCCCTACAGTTCTGGGTCGACGCCCGAGCCCTCGGGCTCGTCACTGTCGGGCACTCGAAGCGCGGCGCGAAACTGCTCTCCCTGCCGTCTTATGAGGCCCCTCGTGAGCGGCGGCGCTGAGGCGTCGGGCGGTCGTTTGAGCACGACCGCCCGACCCTCGACTGAACTCGATTCCGGCGTGAAGCCCACCTTCACGGCTCGCAGACGATCGAAGCGACCCCGCCGAGACGTAGAGACAATGGACTATCTCGGCGCGGCACGGCGGTTTATCCGTGCGGCCGGTCGACGGGTCGGCCAGTGTGACGAACCCGAACTAGCGGCCCTGCTCGCCCTCCGTCACGACCTCGACGCGGCGATCGCCGACGCCGTCGCCGGTCAGCGCCGACAGGGCAAGTCGTGGGCTCAGATCGCCCTCGGGACCGGGACCACGCGCGAGGCCGCATATCAACGATGGGGGAGAAAATGACGTGGGCTAGCCGAGTACGACCCCGGCCGCCGCGCCGGACGACGAACCCGTACCCGATCCGATTCGCGGCCGTGTGCGGCATGTGCAGCGGCCATGCGATCATGCGAGCGTACAATCTGCGCGTCGCCGAGGGTGCGGCCGAGTGGCATAGGAACTCACACCCCGAGCACGCCGACACGGTCGAGGTCGTCCCTGTCGAGGTCGTGAAGTGAGCGGGGTCGACCCGCTCGACGCGCTCCGATGGTACGCGGACGACTTCGAGACGACGACCGACCTCGACGGGCCGCCCGAGCCCTACACGCTGAGCGCTGACGAGATCGAAGCCCTGTCGGCACTCCCGCCCGGCCAGTCTCAACTGACCGTCATGCGCCGCCCGATCGACTCCGAGCACTTCGAGACGTACACGGTCACGGCGACCCGCCTCGACGACGGCACGTTGACCGCGACCATGCGGACCGGCCGGGTTCGCGTATGGTCGTGGGCTATCGCCCCGCTCGACTCCGAGCAGGTCCACACGGGGACCACGATCGAGTCGTACGTCGAGAAAGCGGCCGAGCTCGGCGGCGTTCACTGGTTCCACAATCTGCGGTTCGATGGGGCGTTCCTCGACTCGTACTTCGTCGAACCGCCGCCGCTCGGGCTCGGTCTGCTCGCGGGTGAGTGGATGCCGCGATACGTCCCGCCCGGCGCGTTTGGTGCGCTGATCTCCGACCAGGGCGCGCATTACGCCCGATACGTCCACCTTCACGACGGGCGTCGGTTCCAGGTTCGCGACTCCCTGAAAAAGTTCCCGAATACAACGATCGCCGCCCTTGCGGGCATGTACGGGGCCGAACTCGGGAAAGGGGATATCGACTACACGAAAGAACGGCCGGTCGGCTACCAGCCCACACCCGAGGAATGGGACTACATTCGCCGCGACGTGTCGATCCTGCGGACGGCGCTCAGGTTCGCCGAGGCGATCGGTAACGACGCCCTCACGATCGGCGGCGACGCTATGGCCGAGTACCGGCGCACCATGGAACACGGTCGGTTTCGGACTATCTTCCCCAAACTCGACCGGGATCTCGACGACTGGATTCGGCTCGCCTACCGGGGCGGGTGGACGTACGTCAACCCGAAGTATCAGGGTCAAATCCTCGAAGGTGAGGGGTCGGTCTGGGACGTGAACAGCATGTACCCGGCCGTCATGCGGCAGTCGTCCTACCCGATCGGAACGCCGGTCCGGCTCGCACCTGGTCAAACCGAACTGCACGGGTACCCGCATGTCGTCTACGGGGCGATCTTTGATGCGACGATCAAGCCCGGCCGACTGCCCATGATCCAGGTCAAGCGTGACGCCCGCTACAACCCGGTTGACTATCAGACCCACGTCGAGGGGATCGAATGGTACGGGACCGAGGTCGACTGGAAGTTGCTCCACGAGCAATACGACGTGGAAGTGTGGGAGTGGATCGGCGGGTTCGCGTTCCGGGGAATCCGGGGTCTGTTCGACCGGTACATCGACAAGTGGATGGAAGTCAAAGAGAACTCGACGGGTGGAATGCGGACGCAAGCCAAGTTCCAGTTGAACAACCTGTGGGGGCGGTTCGCGATCAACCCGCTACGCGCCGGTCGCCTCCCCGTGATCGGCCCGGATGGGGCGGTCAAATATGAGTTGACGCCCCAGAACTACGACGAGCCGTGCTATACCCCGGTCGGCGTGTGGACGACCTCATACGGTCGAGATCGGGTCATTCGCGCCGCCCAGTCATTCGGCGACCGGTTTCTCGCCGCCGACACGGACTCGTGTCACGTTCTCGGCACTGACCCCGGCGTTCTCGAAGTACACGACACCCGCCTAGGTGCCTGGAAACGCGAAGCGATCTTCGACCGAGCGACCTATCTTCGCGCGAAAGCGTACGCCGAACAGATCATCCTCGACGACGGCGGTCGAGAGGTCGAAGCTCACGTCGCCGGACTTCCTCGGAAACTGCTCGTCGGCGCGAGAGTCGAAGATATCGTCGTCGGTACCCGATACGCGGGAAAGCTCGTCCCGCGCCGCGTGCCGGGTGGAGTGATCCTGGTATCGACCGACTTCGAGATCGGGGAGCGGGACGCATGGGGGCACAGGTGACCGAGCCCGCCTGCCAATGGTGCGGGCGACCAATGTATCGACACCCGATCATCCTGTGGGCTCTCCAATGCATCCGATGCGATCGCGCCGTCATATGGTTAGACTGAACGGGTTGCGACGCCCGATACCTGAGTGCTGAGCCGATCGCCACCCGAGGCCCAAAGCCTGGCCCGGCTCACATGGCGAAGGGGTTCGCCCGCGACCGTGTCGGGGCCGTCCATCGGGCAGGCTCCCCGTTTCAGGCGGGGAGCCTGCTACACTCCCGCTCATGGCACTTCGACGCAACCGTAAAACGACCGATCAGGCGGCCGTCTCGCCCGACGCTACCGGGGCGAGCGGACTGGCCGAGACGGCTCCCCGATCGAGCCGTCGCACGAAGACGGCGAAGCCCACCCAGGCTCCCGAGCCCGCCCCGGCGCTCGACGAGGTCGACGAGGCTCCCGAGCCCGTCGAGACGAACCCCGGTCGCGTGATCCGCGACCACGACGACGAATGGTGACCGATGGGACTCCGTGACGCGATCCGTGCCCTGCTCGACTCCGAGGACGACGAGCGGGACAACACGGGAGAGATCGACGAGATCGAACAGGGCGTCGCCGACGCCGCCGACGAGACGCCCGACGAGGGCGACGAGGGCGACAAGATCGACGAGATCGACGGCGACGGGATCGCCGCCGACGAGGCCGACGAAGCCGACCAGGGCGACGAGGACGGCGACGAGGTCGAGGGTACGCCCGGCGACGAGGTCGAGTCGGCCGAGGTCGCCGAACTGCGGGCGAAGATCGTCGAGCAGGCCGAGCAGATCGAGACGCTTCGGAACCGCCTCGCGGCGGCCGGGCTCGACGACGCGATCGAGTCGGCGGCCGACGAGATCGAGGCCGACGCACTCGACACGGACGGCGACTTGACGGTCGCCGCGTTCGAGGACGACTATGCTAAGCGCCAGGCCGCCCTGGCCGAACTGAAGGGACTCAACTAATGCCTCTCGCCGCCGTCGACAACCTGACCTTGTTCGAGGTCATGCAGACGGGTGACCCCGGAACCAAGCCCGGGCCCGCCGCCCGCGCGTTCTACCACGAGACGGTCGGGGCGGCGTTCCGCAACCCGACCCTCCGCAACTCGTACCTCAACAACGCCTGGAACCTGTGGAAGCCGGTCCTGACGAACTGTCGCGAGTGGGAGTCGTACACCGATCGGCTCGCGCCCCGCCGTACCGAGTTCGGCGCGACCGCGATCGTCGTCGACGCGCACGGCATCCCGTCCGCCGTCCAGGCGAACCCGAACGACGCCCAGAACGAACTGCGGTTCAAGCGCTACCGCCCCGAGTACCGGCAGGCGACGATCCTGCTCACCCGCGACGAGTACATCCCGATCACGGTCGACCCCGTCCAGGTCGGGCGGATGCTCGCTCAGAGCTTCGAGGGGTCGGCCGCGTCGCAGTTCCTCGCGAACCAGCTCACCCAGGCGCTCAACACGGACCGCGCGCGCGAGTTCAACACGCTCATGGATTCGTGGGCGCGCTACGTCACGATCCCCGGCATCTACTACGTCCACACGAGCGACCTCGACCCCGCGACGATCTCGGGCGACGAAGCGCTCGCGTCGGCCGTCACGATCCGCGCCGCCGTGAAGAACCTCGCGGACTTCACGAACCGGTACAGCCTCGCGAAGAACCCCCAGACTGTCCCCGCGAGTCAGGTCCGCCTGGTCATCACGGTTTCGGCCATGGAAGCCCTCGGGCTCGGCTACTCGGGTGCGTTCAACCCGGAGTACGCCCTTGCGCTCCCCTCGAATCAGATCGTCGAGGTTCCCGACCGGTACTTCGCCGAGCGCCCCGAGTTCGCCGGGATGGACGTTCAGTGGGCGCTCGTCGACGCCGGAACCGACCAGGGCGACGGCGGGACGTTCGTCGTCGTCGACTCCCTGTACGAGCAGGCGGCCGACCCGTTCGCGATCACCCAGTCGTACAACCAGGCGATCCACCACGCGACGTTCCTCGACCTGAACCCGTTCAAGACGATGATTCTCGGCGGCCCCGGCGTCGGTTCGCAGATCGTGGAGGTCCAGCCCGTGCCCGCGTCGATCAGCCTCGAAGTCTACACTGATGAGGGCGTGATCCCGGCGACGACCGGCACCCTGCCGCGCGGCGTCGAGTTCTCCACCCGCGTCCGCGTCCTCGACGCCTCGGGAGCCCCGGCCGGGGGCTACTCGGTCGAGATCATCGGCGCGACGAGCCCGACCGGCTCGACCGAGATGCTTCGCTACGCGGACGGCAAGATCGGCAACGACGAGCTCTCCGCGACGATCCAGGTCAAGGCGACGAGCCTCATCGACCCGACGAAGACGGTCACCCAGACGTTCAACGTCGGCGGCGTCCCGATCGACCTTATGAGCGGGCTCACGATCGTGAACCCGATCACCTTCCCCGGCGTGTTCGCGGCGGGCTCGGGATCGGGTGGCACGTACACGTACACGGCCGCCACGGGCGTCCTGTACGAGAAGTCGGCGGACGGCGAGACGGGCTGGACCGCCCTCGGGGCGAGCCCCGTCGCCGTCGCGGCGGGCGACACGATCTACGTCCGGGCGACCGCCGCCTCGGGCTACGTGTTCGCGGACGGCTCGACCGTGAAGGTCGACGGCCCGCACACGGCTACCCCGTAACCCTTCGAGGTCCGGGGAGGGATCAGACCCCCTCCCCGGACCTCGACGCATACCCGCTAGTCGACCCTCTCGCACCAGCATCCCGCATCCCGATTCCGTCAGGCAGTACCCGGTAGAGCACATGCCGCTCCCGGCGAACCGATGGGGGATGCGGAACCGGGAGGGCGCTAGCCCCCACCGCC